CGCAATTGCTGGTCTCAAAAATGGCTGAGGCGGCATATTTCTTGTACCAAATTCTTGATAAGTGCTATATTCAACGTTACTTCCGACTAACACGTCCATGTCTCCGGCTTTGGTTTCTAGTGCTTGCGCTTTTTCTCCGCCTGAATTATTTAGTCCGCCTTCTTTATCAGAACTTTTCCACATGATAGAATTTCTTAATCGCCCGCCGTTCTCTTTACCTACCGGACAAATTGCTTTCGCTTGCCCGACAACCTTAATCGCGCATTCAACCATGCCTTCTTTAGTTCCTTCTTTAACCGCAGCTTTTGCGTCTCCGTGCTTAATGACTTTTGTCATGGCTCTGGATCCGGTTCCGGCTCAATATATCGCGGCTCGGGATTGTCTATAAGCTTTAACGGTATCATTACAACTTTGTCTTGCTCCGCGATATTGTCAGAATAAATCACGCTGTAATAGATTGAGTTAATCAATACTCGCGAGTCTTTTGTCAATGTTACCGGATAATCTTCAGGTTTAACGAGTATAACCGCAGCTACGTCAGGGCGTATCTTCTCACTTACGAGACGTTCCGCAAGACTGCCTCTATACATCAATGCCTCAATACTTCCGGCAAGCGTCCAAGTTTCGCCTGTGATCATGCCGTCAACAACGGTGTCGGTTTTATTTTCGTATTCTGCCGTTATCGTTTTGAAGTGCTCAAACATTGAGTCCAACATCATGCAAGCCTCACAAGCGGCGCGCCGGCCATAATATAAGGTTTAAGATATTTATTGAGTATCGGGAATTTGCGCTGTCCGGTTTCGGAATATGTTTTGCTTACAGGCCCGAAAGACTCACTTTTAACGCCGTCGTCTACCTGTTCAATATTTCCGTTCTTGACTTTATCTGCTATATAGCAAACTGCATCCTTTACGTCTTGCGGTATAACGTCGCTATCAATGGCATTTCCGTTTTTGCTTAGTCCGATACGCGGAAAAGATAAAGCTTGTTCATCGTTTGAAATATTACCGATAAAATTATAGTTATTGTCAATATACTCGGTCGCTACGTTTAACTTAGCTTGTATCGTCGCTTCTGCTGTTGCGGTGTAATCAATACCTCTATTTTCATAGTACTGCTTATATTCTGCAACGCTAACATAGCTTGTCGCGTTTGTTAATCCTGTTCCGTTTTCAACTACAAATTGTATTGCCATTATTTGCTCGCTAACATTTTGTCAATTTCTGCAATGCGTTCTTCCATCTCCTCAATCGTGTTCAGACAACCCTGTCTTTCAGCCTCAAGAACCGAAATAGATTCGTCATACACTCTTGTTTCTGTTATTTCTATCACGGATCCCTTCTTTTTGTAAGTTTTATCCAAGTTGCTACTCCTGTCGTGAATAAGTATCATTAAATATAATCCTTATGGTATAATTGCAAGCCGGTCAATTAAGACCGGCGGTTTATTACATAGTACTGCTTATACTCTGCTATGCTAACGTAGCTTGTCGCGTTTGTTAATCCTGTTCCATTTTCGACTATGAATTCAATAGCCATCGTTTACCCCGTTAACTGTCATATTAATTCACGCTCCAACGTTTCGCACGCAAAAACAAACCCGGCAATCTGCTGTTTATGGTCATCATTTTTTGGCGTTTCGTTTTTAACTTTGTGTTTTATCATGCGTAGTTTGCGCATCATAATGAGATGGTCTTTCTTGCCGTAAAGCGGACGCTCGTCAATCATAGAGGCGATGTTTACTTTGATTCCTTTAGCTCTTGCATATCCGACCCAGTACATAACGCAAGGTCTTTGATTTATGTATTCCTCTTGTCCGCTCATGTCTATGCCGTAAAGGTTTATTGACTCATATCCGCATAAGATTGCATATATCAGGCAATAAGCCGCCGTGCATGTAATATAAAAAGGCATTTCTTTTTCTTTCATTTGCTCAAAAGGAAAATTCGCAAAAGTTATTTTCGCTTCTTTTTCGCTTTCTATATATTCGTGCATTCCAAACGTTACAACGTCGCCGGAATAATCTTTTGCAAGGTCTTTGTGCTCGCACGGAATAAAGACATCGTTTCCGGTGTGCGTATAAAGCGCGAGGGAAGCCCCCGCGCCGATTATGTCTACTGCTTTTTTCAAGGCAGAGCTACCGCCGAAATAAAACCGGCAAGTTTTGTTGTTGTTGCAAGGTCGATCAATATAGTGTTGTCGTCCTGTTTGAATCTCGATGTTTCGAGAACAACGCCTTTTACATTACTGTAAGTGACCGGAATAGCTAAATCACCAATAGATTTATCAGAGTAATCTCCTGCTTTTACTGTTACTGTTCCAGCAGTAGTTGTCGAACTTGTGCTTGTTTCGATGAGAATCATTACTTTCTCACCCTGATAGCCTGCTATGTCTATTACGTGGCCTTCTGACACGTCCATAGCGTCTTTTGTTATATTTGTATCATCGTTTCTCGCGAGTGCCGCGAGTGTCACTGCACTTCTTGTTGCCATTTTTTAACCTCTATATTTAATATAGCGGGATTGCTCCCGCCGCGATTAAGACTCAGAACCGGCTTTGCAATAACATACTGCAAGGGAGCTTGGTCTTACAACTTTAGCACCGTAAACCATTAGAGACTTGATGTAATCACCGAATTTCTTTTCGTGTTTTCCGGCTTCTGTTTTTGTGAGCTGCTCAACAAAGGCAATAGTGTCATTTGCTCTGAAGAACATTGGTGCCCACCAGTCAGTTCCAGAGTGTGAAAGCATATTTGACTCATACACTTCAAAACCGCCGAAATTACCTACAAAACCATTCGCAAGTGTCGAACTGTTATCTGTGTCTTTTGCTACTTTTGCAAGTGTGATCTTTTCAACAAACCATGGCGGAAGAACAGCAACGCGCCCATTTTTAGGGACGTTATTTTCTGACATCTTAGTATATATTGATGTCAATGTCGAAAGTGCGTTTGTTGAAGAGATAGAAGTCACTGAGCTTGTAGACCCTATTTCTATTCCGGCTTCGGTATAAAGACCGGCTATAAATGACTCGACTGTTTCAGCCAAAGCGACACCCATTTTACGCGTTCTTTCGTTCCATGCTTTTGGTTTGCTCTGGACAAGGTCTACACTGTCAATAGTGATTGCAGCGTATTTTTCCTGATCGATATCAATATACTTTGCTGCACCATCGTCTGCATCAAAAGTGATGTCCGCCCCGGTGTAAGGTCTTACCGTTACGTCTGAACATTCTATAATTTTAACGCGACTTCCGCCGTCTGTGATCTCGCCTTCGTAATCTCTGTTAGCGAGTCCGCCGAATACAAGCGCATTGTCATACTCGGAAAAAATCTTATCCGACCATATAGTCGGTTTAAACTCTGAATAACTCATTGTTTCCTCTTCTTAATTAAAGTCCATTTTCTTTCATGGCTTTTAGTCTTTCTTCCCGAGTGGGCATCTTTTCAATTTCGTCTAAGGTAAATTTAGCTTTACCGCTTAACTGCAGAGAGCCTGCTCCGGAATTTACGGGTTTGATTAAATACGGCTTGCCCTGTTCTGACTCTGCAAACGATTTGAAGAACTCGTTTACGGGTAGTCCGTATTTGCCATCGTCAATAACGACGGTTTTCTTGCCGTTTTCGTTTTCAATTTTTGCTTTTCTTAGAAAGGCTTCTGTAAGGATTGCTCTGTGAGCTGGATCGAATTTATCCGCTATTTCAGCAGTGAGAGCCTGTGAAATAAGCGTATTGTTATATTCTGCCTCGGTTTCAGCCCGCGCCTTGCGCTCGGCTTCAAGTTCGGCGTTAAGTTTTTCAAGCTTTCGCGATAAATCGTTGTCTTTATCTGAGTTTTTAGCTTTACTATTCTTTAGTTCAATATACTCATCAATGTCTATTTCGTCAAGTCTTTTTTTTAGACTTTCGCGCTCGTCTTTGACCTTCCTGAGCTGTCCGAGTAGCTCATCTTTTTTGTCGATAAGTCCCTTTACTTCTTCTTCTGATTTAAAGTTAAGTGCTGTTGCAAATTCCTTAAATACTGGCAAGTTCTTTTCGTCTGAAAAAAACTCCTTGAGCTCTTCAGCTGTAATCATGCGTTATTCTCCTATTTTTTTATCTTCCGCCCATTGAGCGTAATTTTTCCATGTAAATACTTCATTCTTTTCTGTCAAGGGATCGCGCCCCATTCTGAACTCCGGCTTTTCGCCGTTCACTAAATCAATCACAGAACATCTGCAATTTATATCTTCTTCAGCAATCCCGAAGTCGCCGGGAAACATCGCTTCAGCTCCGTTAATTCTGAAAGGCTCATCAACCCCGACCTCTTGCCCG